TATTGGGTTTTCCATGGTCGGTGATATGCGTGAAAACATGACGATGATTTCTGGACAGTATAGCATTATTTCTTCGCAGAAGCTTGTCAAGGGCGTCCGTAAAACGCAATTAGGGAAACGACATTATCCTTCACCCCCCGGTAGCCCGCCTGCTGTTGATTACGGTCGTCTCTGGGCCAGTCTAAGCGTGAATTGGAGTGGAAGTGGTATGTCGAATGGAGAAGCGGCAGGCAAGGCGCAACCGGCTGATGGTGTTAAAGAACCTTCTGTGACTTCTGCTGATAGGATTCGTGTCATAGTGGGGACCAATATCCAAGATCCCCCATACCCGTTTTTTCTTGAACTGGGAACATCGAAGATGGAGCCGCGTCCATTCGTCCGTCCTGTTTTTCAGAAGTACAAGGGCAAAATCGTAAATGCTATGAAAAAAGGGTAATGCTAAACACCGCATAGAATCGCATAGCAACTTCGTGGCGACGTTTTAGGGTTAAAGGGTATAGTTTCCTTAGTTACTGTTTTTGGATAGCTAAAACACGTATTTTATCCATGTCATAAACTGAATTTACCACAATTCCGCTTTATATATATAGCTACCTGTAATAAAGGCGTTAAAGAGCAAAGGCAATACTGGCATAAAGGGGAAAGCGGGTGGACGAACTGACACAAGCAATCAATAATAAATTCATAGCCACGTCAGGAATTCCAGCAGTCCATAATTCCCTGTATACTTCCCTCACTGGTCGTTTGTACAACACCATCGCGCCCAAGGAATCTATGTTTCCATATGCGATATTTCAGATTATCACTGGCAATCCGGACTGGACGATGGGAAACAAGGAAAAGTTCGAGGATATTCTCGTGCAGTTCAGCATCTTCTGCGCGCCTGGTTATTCGGCGGTGGAAATCCATACGATATTCAAGAACTTGAAGGCGCTGTTCGACGAGGCTGCTTTGTCCATAACCGGATATACCACTATTTGGATGAGACGCGGCCCGGACCATGGCCCTTTCCCAGACGAGGATAAAATCTGGAACAAGACAGTAGACTACTCCGTTTATATAGAGGCATAAATGATTTCAATTGTAATTCCGGTCTACAATAATCATGAATATACAGAGCAGTGCGTGAAAAGCATTGAGAAAACTACCAATATGAATGGATGTGAGATTATCATTGTGGATAATGGTTCCAACCCTGCGGTAACCATCCTGAAAACTGCCACTATTCGAAACGAGGAGAACCTCGGATTCGCTAAGGCGATTAACCAGGGAATATCCACCGCCAAAAACAACATAGTCTGCATCCTAAACAATGATACGATCATGACCAAAGGGTGGGCGGATAGAATGTACTACTATCTGGCGTTCGCCGATGTAGTAGTGCCGACGACGAACTACGCGCTTGGAATGCAGCAGTGCTCTATTGGTGCATACGGTACCGAGGATGAATTGCAGATAGCGTCCGAGGACAACGCCAGGAATAAGGAGCACCAGTGCCAAGAGGTCAATTGGGCCATCGGCCTTTGCATGATGTTCCCCAAGAGCCTGTGGAAGGATGTTGGTGGATTCGATGAGAGATTTCTTGTGGGCAACAGCGAAGACATTGACTTCTGCGTGTCTGTCAAGGAACGAGGCGGGTCTATCGTGATTGCCAAGGACGTCTATATTCATCATTTTGGATCAAGAACGTTCGCGGCTATGAAGGTAGATTACCCCGCGCTGATACGGGAAAACAGGCAGAGGCTGTTGGGTAAGTGGGGCGATACGCTCATGAACAAGTACGCTGGGCAGGTGAATGAGTGAAGCTGAATTTAGGATGCGGCTACCGACGGGCGGATGGTTATGTTAATCTGGATAACCGGATTGAATGCCGGCCAAAACGACTAAGAGGGTGAAATCGTAATGCTTGAAATTACAAATATCAAATTGTGCGTAGGCGTGCCGCTCAGTTTTCCTTTTGTACATGCGCCCTTTTTCGATTCATTCGTGATGGCTATGGTAACGGCTGTGGGCGAGGGGATGACAATAGAGTTCGTCCGACAGGGCAATGGCCCATTGGAGGCCCTGCGCAACAATATAGTGGAGACCGCGCTAAAGACTAACTGCACGCATATCATTCAGTGCGATGCGGACATGCAGTACCCGGAGGAGACATTTCCTCGGTTGTTGTCTTTGTGCAATGAGAGGCGTCCGATAGTGGGGGCGTTGTGCTTTCGCAGATACCCCCCGTTTACCCCTATTTTGATGAAAGGTGAGCTTGGATATTACGAGCAGATATGGGATTGGAAAAAGGATGAATTATTGGAGGTAGACGCTACGGGTACGGGATGTCTGATGGTGCATGCCAGCGTGTTCAGAAAGATGCCCAGGCCCTGGTTCGAGTTCGGGGAGTTTGAGGGGAAAACGGTTGGGGAGGATATAGGGTTCTGCGCCAAGGCAAGGAAGCTGGGATTCCCGATATACATTGATACTAGTTTACAGGTGTCGCATCTGACAACGTTGTCAGTCTCGGAAGGGACGTATCACCTTTATAAGGGATTGAAAAAGTTAAGAGAGATGCAAGGAGAAGATACGGAATTAGATGAGGTGTAGGATTGAAAAACGTGGATAAACTCGAAGGGAGGATACGGGCTTTCGTCTCCCCAAGGCGAATTAAGATTTAATTTGGAGGTATTATTATGGCTACAAGCACAAAGAACGGGCGTTTTGCCTCAGTTCGCCTAGGGACCTACATCATTGCTGGCATAGGCAACTACTCTTTGGACGGCTGGACGAATGATACGGTTGAGACAACCGCATTCGGCACCATCGCTAAGACTTATGAGTTCACCATGCAGAGTTACGGAACGGTCAAGTTCGCCGGGATGTATATGACCGGTGATACGACAGGCCAGGATCTACTTCTGTCTGCGTGGCAGAATCAGAGCAAACTGACTAACCTGCGGTTCTACATTGACAGCACGAGCTATTACACGGCAGGCGTGACCAGCCAGAGCGATTCCGGGTTTTTGATGCAGAGCTACGGGACGATATCGTTTGACAAGGCCCAGGTGGGGCAGACCAGCTTCTCCGCACAGGTCAGCGGCGTACTGGCGCTCGTGTAGCAGATGTATGTGACGACGGGAAGTGAAATTGACGCCGGAGTGCAGGGGAATATTGAATTACCAGAGACCCCTGCGCCCAGGCATGAACCAATCAACCAGGAGGGAATAACCATGGATGAAGATTTTGTATCCGTTGATATGGAGGACCTCAATCCTCCCGTGACGTTCTACTACCAGGATAAGGCACCGGTCCAGATTAGGACATGCCCGTTCGACGTGTTGATAGAGATCGAGAAGCAGTGCAAGAAAACCAAGATCGAGTATAAGAGCGACGATGCTCGACAGCTCCAGCGTCTGACGTATGACGCCAATGCGGAGAATGAGGAGATCCAGCAGAAGCGCCGGGTGTTGATCTGGGATTATTGTATTGCCGGGTGGAGCAACCTCAAGAACAAGAAGGGCGGCAGCGACATCCCATGCACCACTGAGAACAAGGCATTACTCATGGTCAAGGTTCCGGCCTTTGCGATGTTCGTGAACAACGCACTTGAGCGCCTGCGGAAGGACAACGAAATACAGACGGTGGCAGCGCAAAAAAACGACGAGACTTCGTAGCATGGCTGGTCAATAAGCCGTCCTGCGAAGGTTGTCAGGGGATGCATGAAATGTATGGAACTGTTCCACCTTGTAATACATGTAGGCCCCCCATATTGAGAGGCAATGAGGATGCGATAGGGATATTTCCTATGGTATGCGACCAGGAGCTTGTGGGGATGGGAGGACCGGTGGCATTGAACAAGCACGCTGTTATGGAGCTGCTTAAGTTCTTCCGGGGGCGACGCGTAAAGCACGTGGAGAGGTGCTTCGACCAGGTAGTAGAGATGTACCATTACCTGGTTGAGGAGAGGGCTATGAAGAATGGGGAGATCCCGGAGATCAAATAATGGCAGAATCTTTAGGCAGCGCATATGTAGAGCTTGGTGCCGACCTCAGTCCCCTAACTAAGGGACTGAGCGAGGCCAAAGCCAAGACTGCTGACGCTTGTGATAGCATGACCTCCTCTTTCAGGAAGATGGGGGAGGCTATCGCAGCTATGTATGCTGCGTTCAAGGTCTTCGAGACTATTAAAGAGACTGCTTTTCTTTCTGCAAGGGTTGAGACTCTTGGTGTGGTCCTTACCGTCGTAGGGAAGAACGCTGGTTATGGAGCGCAGGAGATAAAGGGCTTCGCGGAAAGCGTCAAGAAGATGGGCATTACTACCCAGGAGTCATATCAGAATATCATCAAGATGGCTCAGGCGCATATGGATTTAGCACAGGCGTCGAAGCTGGCCAGAGTCGCCCAGGATGCGGCGGTCATCGGCGGCACTAATTCTAGCGAGGCGTTTGCGCGGCTGGTATGGGGTATCCAAACGGCGCAGACGGAGGTGCTCCGCACAATCGGCATCAATGTCAGTTTCGAACAGTCCTACGCTAGATTGGCCACGCAGTTGGGCAAGACTGCTAATGCTTTAAGTGAAGATGAAAAGATGCAGGCTCGGTTTAATGCTGTTCTTGAGAAGGGCAAGGACATCGTGGGCGCGTATGAAGCAGCCATGGGCACGACCGGCAAGCTTATGACATCTCTTCCAAGATATATTGAGGAAGCAAAGCTTCGATTCGGGGAATTATTTAATCCCGCACTTGGCGTCATAGTAAAACGATTGTCCGAATATCTGGAGGATCTGCGTAAGAAGTTTGACGCAATGAGCAAGACCATTGAATGGGAACAGACCATCCTCGATATAAAAAATGCAGTTGTAACTGCCACCGATGCTATGGTAGTTTTCGTCGGTGTAATTAAAGACGCCATTAGTATTATGTGGCAATATCGAGATGTGCTTTTGGTCGTTGCTGAGGCGTGGGCGGCATTTAAGTTGTGGGGAATTGTAACGGCACTCGCACCCGCCATCTCCTTGATAACGGAATTTGCGCAGGGCATGACATTGCTCGCATCTTCAGGCGCCATTGCAGGAACTGTTTTAGCTGGTATAGCTTCTGGTCCTCTTGCGGCATTCGCTCTTGCAGTAGGCGCTATTTTTTACGCGCAACAGCAATTATCCTCTGCCACTAATGAGACTACCCGAGAGCAGGAATTGCTCAATTCTGCTATCGCGCACAATAACACGGATGCTGTGCAAGAGATGATTGATAAAGTCAAAAGTGAATTAGCTGAACTGAAAAATACTAACAGTGCGCATATAGAGATCGGGCAAAGTATTAACGCCGCCCAGAAGAAACTAGAGACTTTCTATGAGACAATTAACAATGCATCGCCAGAAGCCCTTGCTAATCTGCATAAAATGGCCACTGCATTTTGGAATTTTGGTAACGCTCCCCCCCAACAGAAATCTAATGTAGAACTTGGAGGAATATCGTATAACCCCTATTTTGTAGCCCCTAATAAATCACAGACATATGATCAGTATAAAGTATCACAAATGCCAGCCCTCCAAATTATTAAGTCAAAGACCGCTTCATATACCGTAGATATTCAAGATTACGTCGCGGTATTAAAAGAAGCGAATGCGCAAGAAAAACAGTCCGCAAGCCTTTTTCTCAGCAAGGAAGGGCGTGAGGCAGCGGCGGCCAGGGCAACGGACCGCGTGACAAAGGCTAACGAAGATGCCAACGCAATGCTCAAAAAGCTAATGACAACTAAAGCGCAAGAATACGCACAGCTACGGGATACTCAATTAGAACAGGGTGTAGATTCTGCTACCGCATGGAAGATATACGAAGCCAATATGAAGAAGATTCATGAAAAAGGCGGCAATGACATAATTAGAATCCAACAGGATATCCTAAAGGAACAGCTTGGCGGTTATCAAGAAGATTATACCAATGCTGTAGCATTTGCAGAACGTAAGGCAAAACTCGCTGGATGGGAAGGCCAGAATGCTATAGATACTATGAATGAGATGATAGATACCAAGCAGAAGGCTCTTACCCTTGAATATCAACGAGAACAGTCTATTATTGGACAACAGGTATCACTGGAGGCTAAAGCCGCGCGAGCTGGCGGCCATATATATGATGAAGATCAAATGGCATACGATAGAAAGATGGCAGCCTTCCGTAAGTATAGCAAGAACTTTGACGAATTGAATATTCAGCGGGAAGATCAATCGCATGAGTTAACAGAGCGAGGTGTTGAAGTTATTGTACAGGCGTATAAGACCATAGATCAATACTCCGAGGACTCATACAGAACACAAGTAGATGCAGTACGAAAACGATACCGAGATGAGCTTGCATTAGTTAAGAAAGGGTCAGAGGAAGAACTTGCTATATTACGCGCACAGAAAAAGGAAGAGGCAAACATCCGTCTTCAGGGGGAATATTCAAAGAGTCAGAGGACGCAGGGTTATGTAGATGTCGTATCCAGTCCCTACTCCAAAGATTCCTGGAACGCGTTCAGGAATATGCTCGACAAAGAGGCTGACCTTAAGCAGTCTGAGATGGGAAAGGAATTTGACCGGCAGAAATACATTACCGCCAGAACCAACGAGGAGTTAGACAAGCGCGCACAGGCACAGGCTAGTTACTACGCACAGTTGGACGCGACAAGCAAGGAATCTCTGGCGTATAGAATTGATGCGATAAAGAAAGCAGCCGTTGTCGAAGCGTCGATAACGGGCGACAGTGCTACAGCCCAAATACATGCCATGAATGCTATACGAATAGCAAAAGCGGAAGCGTTCAACGCTAAATACATGGACCCGTGGCAAGACGCCATGGGAAAAGCATCCGTCGCTCTCGGGGATATCGGGAAAATGTATGGCGAGGATACCGCTAAGGGTCGGGCGTTTCACGACGCGGCTATGGCGTTCGCTCTCGCGGAGAACGGAATCAACACCACCAGGGCCGTGATCTTGGGTGTGACATCCGTTATGAACGCTATGTCGTCGGGGGATCCTTATACTGCTGTCGCAAGGGGATTGGCAGTGGCGGCC